GGTACACGGCCATCCACCTCTGGACCAGATACGGGGTCGCGTGAATGAACCCCGTCCCGGCGTCAGATTCGGCGATGGCCTGATCCAGTGCTGCGAGAGCTTGACCGAGCGCGACGGCTGTTCCGAGAATGGTGCCGGGCGCCGGATCAGGAGATGGGAAGGCGCTGATCGTGCGGCGAGGTGAGGAGGTCGGCGTCAACGGAGAGGCCGTCAGGTGGTAGTTCGTTGGAACGGCTAAGCCACTCCAGAACTCCTGCTCGCACTGCCAAGCCTCGTGCTTTCGCATGGCGCGCTCGGCACGCATGGCCCTTGAGATGTAGTCCGTGAACGGGTAGCCGAAGACCGATCGACTGTCCCGGCCAATAGCCATGAAGGGGTCGTACCAAAACGTCGCATCTTGGTTAGAACCCGATGCCTTCGGCTGCTCTGATCCCCCGTAAGGCGAGATGACCTCGCATGCCTCGGCGTTGCCCAACTCAGGCAGATAGACGAACCCCTGGGTCCAGCGTTCGATCTCGGCGGCCGTCTCGTTGTACTCGGCGACCACATCGAGCGCCGCCTCATATTCAGAACGCAGCTGCTCCAGATTCGCCTCCGCCGACGTCGCGTCCGGCGCGGCCTCTGCCAACAACTTGAGCCGCATCTCGGCTGACGCCGCCGTCTCTGCGGCGACCCTGCGGTCCTCGGCCTGGCGCTCGTTGTCGACCAAGACCTCGGTCATCATCAGCAACGAGAGAGGGGGATCGGTGAGGGGCGGCGCGGCGACTACAGCGTCGATACCTGACGTCGCAGTGATCGTCACCTCACCCCACCGATCCCATTAGCTCTCTTCATTGCTCCGACGGGCCCCGAGGCCCTTCTCAACAAGCCCTACAGACCGTTGCCAGCGCCCAAGACGACGGCCGTGGCAGCCCCGTAGGTGCCGTCAGCGGCGACGGTGTGGACGCAACGGAAGGAGCGAGCTCCGACGTACGCCGGGGTTTCCCAGCCTTCCTCGAAGTTCCTGAACCGGTTCTGCGAGTTCAGGAACGAGTCGCGGACAAGGCCGAGGTTCAGCTCGCCGGTCGTCAGACCGATCCACGTGCCCTCACCCCACAGGTAGGTGACGACCTTGGTGCGGAACGACGTGGACGAGCCTTGACCCGGGTAGTCAGGGATGGCAACCGGAGTGGCGTTGTTGACGCCTCCCGTGTTGACCGCACCCGAGCCGATCGCTGCGAACAACTGGGAGATGTCCGAGGGCCCGTCCTGGTACCACGAAGGCAAGACAGCGATGTTCCGGAAGAACGCCACGAGCTCCTCGTCGCTCAAGCCCCAGTCGCTCGGCGAGCCGCCGAGGAACGTGGAGATGAGGTCGCCTCGCATCGCGTTCAAGGCCCACGCCGGGATCAGCAACCGGAGAACGGCGCCCGGGTCCATGCGCTGGTCCTGGCGGTACACCGCCGCCATGTGCTCGATCTGGGCGAGCAACTGGCGAGCCGTGCCGAAGGTCTTTGACGCGGTGAGCAGCGTCGACCAACCAGTGATGTAGTCGAGGCATGCCGTCTCGGCCACCCTGGCCTGCAACGCGTTCGCGATGAGGATGTTCAGCTCGACCTGCTCCGGGAAGGTGCGAGCCGTGAGGTTCGCGTACTGGAGCGAGGCATAGGTGGAGAACACGTCGTGCTCGGCCTGGGTGCCGAGAGGCACGTCGTAGGTGTACTTGAGCGTGTTCGGAGGGCCGGCCGCGTCTTGGGCAGCCGTGACGAGTCCGACCGCCGGGCCCAGGTTGTACGGGTTGCGGTTCCGGATGGCGAAGGGGACCGCGGTGACCGAGCCGCCCGTCGATGCCTGCGACAACGTGATCGAGGTTGTCGATCCCACCGCTTCGATGATCGTGCCGGCGGGGATGTTGCTCGTCGAGCCTGACGACGAAGCCCCGACTTGGACGATCGGCGAGCCGACGTCAGAGGCGAGGAAGGTTGCGGTGGCAGACGTGAAGGTGGTCGAGTTGTTGGTGACGCCGTCGGGGTACTCGCCAGGGATCGTGGCCGCAGACAGCGTGCCGATCGATGCCGGCAGCACCAAGCGGATACCACCACGGTCGGCCACCATCGAAGGCATGGAGTCGAGGACCGGGCGAGCCGCCTGCCCTAGGAACAGCTGCGGGTAGTACGGGTCGACCGGTGCCGAAAGACCACCGGATGCGGTGATCGCATCGATGTCGTCGCAAACAATCCCGCCTCGACCGATCGGCTTCTCTTCGCCCGTCCAAGGGTCGATACCCATGGCGTCCGGACCGATGGTCTGCTGCAGAAACTCACGCACCGCCTGGGACGAGGCTTCGCGGAAGGGACGAAGATCGCGGTTGGCGGGCGGCTGAGGAGCGCGCACCGTTGCCACAACAACCTTCTCTTCCACCGTCGAGGTGGACTTGCCGAGATTGTCGATCCGCTGGCGGGTCGCTTCGACCAGCTCGGAGCGGCTGGCGAACTGGTGGCCGGTCGGGAAGATCCCGTTGTCTGGAGCGGCGGTGAGGATACCGAGCTCACCGTGCCGGCGACCGTTGGCTCCCTGCTCGCCAGGGGCTCTGTCGGCCGGGCGGTAGTCGCCGATGCCACGAGCCCTGCGAGGAGATGCGGGCACCGCGATCCGCTCCATGGCGGCGGTGAAGGCCTCCGCGATGGGCGCCACGCCAGCGGTGACCGCTGCGGCGATCGCCTCAGGAGAAACCGACTGGCCAATGACGGACGCCTCGAGGACCGTGGGTGCGGGGATGTTGCCAAGAGCCTCGAGAAGCGCTAGCGCCGTGGCGCGGTCTTCGTCAGTCGAAGTTGTCGGAGAAGGTGCTGGTGTAGGAACGGGCACCGGGTCGGTCGTACCGCCGGGCTCGGTCCCGCCTTCGGTGCCACCTTCATCAGCGGCGGCGAGGCGAGAGGCCACCTCGTTGAGCAGGGCAGCGGCGTGAGCCGCAATCTCGGTGGCGCGAGCTACATCGATCGTGTCGGGGTTCTCACGCATGGTCGCCGCTTCGGCGGACAAGGCGTCATACATCGCCGACAGGTCGGCGTCAGAGATGCCGGCGAGGTTGCCATCGGCGGGCCATTCAGGGAGACCCTCAGCGACGAGCGCGATCAGATCGCCATCGGCGTCATACGTGGCGAACCGGTTGTTGGAGCGGGACAGGGACACGGGAACCTCCGCGTGGGCACGATCGGGTTGGCTGCACCTACCGGGCCTCTGTGAGTCCCCTGCTCCTCGGGCTATGCCCTCGGTTCTTGCTAGGTCGCTATGCGTCCTGAGCGGAGATTCTGCACGACCGCCGATCGCGTTACAAGCACCCTCGGCGATTTAGCGTTTCGCGATTCGCGAATTGGGTACCAAAGACGGCTGCAGAAATACAGGATTTCTACGTGATTTGGATCGTGTCGAGCTGAGCGATATAGGTGTCCGGGTCATCGCTGATCCGGATCCAGATCGTGTAGACGCCGACGGCCGGGGTGAGCGCGCCGGTCGGCCCGATGTCGATCGCCGCCAGGTCACCGCCAGGGACAGTGATCCAGTATCCGTCCACCCAGGACTCGTCCGTTGGTCGCTGGCGAGCAGGCCTCTGCATGCGGCCGATCGTGAGCGCGAACGCCACCTCGTCTGAGGTGAAGTCCTCGACCTGGCTGGGGATGAGTTGCTGGACGAGAAACGGCACCGTTTGGGTGGAGGTCCGGTCGATGACTTTCATGGCCCTCCAATCACGATGGTTTCGAGCGCCTCAGACACCAACCACCGACGCTCTGCCGGTCCGACGCGCCACCTGTTTAGTGCTCCGGTGAGCCTGAATAGCTGACCCTCGTCAGTAGCCCAGCCCGGCATAGGTGTGATCCGCCAGCGATCGAGTGCTTGGCCGACCAGCCACACGCTGTGACGGAGCACGATGACGACACCCGAGGCGATGTCGGTGCCACCTGCATGGTCGCTCGCTGTACGGATTCGGACGACCGCACCCGTGGCGGCATCCGTTCCTCGGGCCAGGTCCACAGCCATGCGCGCGAGTGCGAGGTGGCGAGACGCCGAATCGGTCCCACGAGCTGAGTCCGAAGCCGTGCGGCTGGCGCTTCGAGACGCCGACCCAGAATCGACGCCGTTCGCCGCGTCCGATGCCGATCGGAGAATGAGAATTATCCGGGTCGCTGAGTCCGCCCCGTGAGCCGAGTCGCTCGCGGTCCTCGAGCGGCCAGAGATCCCACTGGCCATGTCCGTCGCGCGCGCGAGGTCCGAGGCTGTTCGCCCGATCGCGACGTGTCGCGAAGCGACATCGGTGCCGTGACCAGCATCGGAAGCCGATCGGGCGATTCCTAAGGCCCGAGAAGCCACATCCGTCGCGCGCGCGAGGTCCGAGGCGAAGCGATGTGTCGCGACAAGTCGCGAAGCGGAATCCGTGCCGTTGGCGGAATCGGAACTCGTCCGAGCCTTCGGAGCGATGCGGGTGGCCACATCAGTGCCCTTCGCTGAGTCCGATGCGACCCGGGCAAGGAGCAGCGAGCGGATGACGCTGTCTGTCCCATGAGCCGCGTCCGAAGCGGTGCGTGCGTATGTGGACGTCCGGGTGGCTACATCAGATCCGTTCGCCGCGTCGGAGGCTGAGCGGATGAGAACGGCACTACCGGCTGGTGGAGCGTTGCCCGCATACGTCGAGCCGCCGTAGGTTCGACCGCCGAAACTCACGGGCTACTCCGGTGTCTGTTGAGTGCGCTTGTCTCCCATGGTCCGTCCACCGGCAGCGCGTAGCGCCTCAGCGACCTCCCTTTTGGCCGTGCCAACGATCCGGCACTGCCCGTCGAAGTCGGGGTGGTTAGCAGCGACCGTTACACCATCGACGAGCCAGTCACACAACTCCAGCGTCTCTTTCGACAAGTGCTGGCGCGGCTTAGGCGGTGTTGCTCGCGCTGGCGGTGCGGTTCGAGGCGCCTCACCCTTGCCGATTGCGGCACCCTTGCGGACCACAGGTCGTGTGCGTTGTGCCATCGCTACTTCCACGCGGGGACATAGACGGTCGATCCGTCTGACGACATCATCTTGAACCAAGTGTACGGAGCCGTGTTCGTGACTGCTGGGGAGTTCGCACCAAGGGCCGCTACGCCGGCGCCTGTCGTGCTGTTCGACACCTGGATCTGGTGGAGCGTGGTCCCGAGCGCGATCACGTCTTGGGTGGCCGAGGTTGCAGACGTTCCGGTGTGGTCGACACCAATAGCGACAACACCCGAAGCACCGAACGTGCAGCCATTGCCCAAGACCGTCGTGTAGTTGTACTGGGTATTCCCGGCGTTCGAGGAGCCGGTGTTGTTGCCGACGAGTGTTTGCCCGAGCCCGGTGGAAGTCGCGTTCGTGCCCGTGATGGCTCCGGCGTTGAAGCCGATGAAGACACCGACGGCCGAGGTGAGCCCCGAGCCCGCCTGGCAGCCGATGACTACGGTCCCTGTGCCATTACCGCTGCTCGATGCGCTGCCGATGCACACGGTCGTGGTACCGGCGCTGTTCGAACCTTCACCGATGATTACGTTGCCGCTGCCCGTGACCGTGGTCGAACCACCAACGACCGTTTGGGATGCACCGGTGGCCGTGGTCGCGTTACCGATTACGACGGATGTGGCGCCGGTCGATGAAGCGCTCTTGCCGATGACGATGCAGGCGTTAGCTGACGTGGTCGCGTTGTAGCCGATGACGACGGTGTTCTGTGCCGTGCCGGTGGACGTTGCTCCCGAGCCAACGATGACCGCCTGGGAGCCAGCGGCCTGGGCGGTGTCACCGACGCAGACAATGTCGTTAAGGGCAGAAGCGGAAACGACGTTCTGGCCGGTGTTGTAACCGAAGAGTGTTTGGCGCGTCCCAGTGGTCGTGGCATTCGTTGGTGTCGCCGTGTAACCAGCCTCATATCCGACCATCGTGTTGACACCACTTGTGCACGAACGCCCGGTGTTAGCTCCAATGGCAACCGTGCCCGCACCGGTGAGACCGTTATTCCCCGCGACAACTCCTACAACAACTTGGTTAGACCCATTAGTAGCTGCATTCGCTCCAATGGCAATCGAGCTTGACCCCAGGCTCTGTGAAGCTGACCCAATGGCGATAGCGCTGTAAGCCCCAGCATTCGAGTTTGGACCAATCGCAACGGTAGTCGCCGCACTGGCATGTGCGGTCCACCCAATGCAAACAGTTTGCCCACTGGTTGTCGTCGCGTTTACGCCGATACAAACAGACTGACTTGGGGTAGCGCTGGTATAGCCATTCGTCGCGAACTGTCCACTCTGCCAGCCAATGAAGACGTTACTGTCCCCGGTCGTTATCGACTGTCCAGCTTGATACCCGATAAGCGTGTTCTGCTGTCCAGAGGTACCGGCTCCGGCTATCGCTTGTGTTGGGGAGAGGCTTTGTCCAGCTTGATACCCGATAAGCGTGCTGCCACTTTCAATACCGGGTATGACAGCGGTCCCCGCGCCGTAATCGTAACTCTCATTCGAGAGCCCGCGTTGCCCGCGCCGAGCGTCGATGGTCCCAGCGGGCATCAGTAGCTACCGCCCAAGGCAATCGCCTTAAGGATAGAAGCGTTCCCAGCAACCGTTTGTGACGCGTAAAGGAACCACCCATTGGGAAGAAACAGGTTGTTGTAAGACCTCGACAGCCGGAACCCTGCCGCCGTTGCTGAGCCGGTGACGGCAGTGATAGGAAACTCGTCAAACAGGTGGTACGTGGTGCCGTCGTAGAGGAACCATACGACAAGACCCCCCGCCGTCGTGTTGATTAGCGTGGTGACGGCGGCCTGGACAACCAGCTCCTCGATCTTGGCACCGCCGGAACCCGGTGTCACGACGAGCGACGCGTGCACGGGGACCTGGAGATTCGTCTCCGCTGTACCGAGCAACGCAGAGCCGATAAGTGGAGTGGATGCGTAGTTCGGTGAGGTTGCCATCAGCGTGCTCCAAGGTCGAAGGCGGCGATGCCAGCCTGCACCTGGTTGCCGGTGAGCTGGTCAGGGCCAAGCGGAAAATCGATAGCTGTGGGACCGTGCACCCAATAGGCGGCAGACACGGTGTGACCAGTCGTGCCTTCCTGTGCGCGCGTCACCGTTGCGCTGGTCCCACCAGAGGTGAAGGCCGTGACGTAGATGATCTCTTCGTTGGCAGTGTCCGGGTTGACGATGATGACCGCATAGTTCGGTGCGGCGATGGTTGGAAAAGCTGGGGCGGAGGCGAAGCTGGCCGTCGCCGTGGAAGTGGATGAGAGCGTGATGCCGTTCGTCGGAGCCGCCGCGGTGCCGAACGCGCTGATGTTGTCGAACCGCTGACGGGTCAGAGTGAGACACTTTCTGTGACGGTTAATTGGTCGGATACCGCCGACACTGTGGCCGTCGCATTGAGCAGCGTTTCGAAAAGCATCGCCGACGCTGTGTTCGCGACCACTCGAGAGATGAAGACGCCGATCATGGCGACGGTCACCGGCAGCGAGTCCGAGCCGTTAGCCGTGTATACGGGTGTCAGCGTGTAACTCGCCGCGCTGGCGGTGTGGGCGTAGACCGCGATCTTGCGGATGAGTCCACCACCTGCGCTGGTGATCTCGCCCGCGAGGGACGTATCACCTGATGCCGGAGGTCCCGTGTTCGCTGTGAGCCCGACGAAGGGCGCTGGCGCGGTCCCGGCCGTGATGACATAGGACGAGCCGCCAGCAGGCGTGGAAGCTACCGAGCCGGGAGCTCCCGGCTGGGACCAGCCGTCGATCGTCAGAACGGTCGATGTGTTCGACTCGACATTGGCTATGGCATTGCCGCAGATCACCTGCATTCCGAGCCACTGGTTCGAGGTCCACGACGCACCGGTGTCGGTCATCGACGTGGTTCCCGGTGCCGACCCGCCTGAGCTGGCCGTGCCAGTCGCGCCTACGCCGTTACCGCCCATCTGGCGGGACTGGATATCGTTCCCCGAGTTGACCTTGAGAGCCTGCAGGTCGGTTGCCGCTCCGGGCGTCACACCAGGAGGCCCAGCCTCGGTGTAGTAGTGGTCCTCGAGGCCTTCTAAGTCGGTGGCTACCGAGATCCCGAGGATGTCTCCGACGACCTCGGCGAGATCAGGGTTGTCCGACCACACCCAGCCGGGCGCTTCGGATGAGTGGTGACGCCAGAAACCGCCTGGGTGGACGAACGGGAGGATCGCCTCGTGACCGGGTAGCTGGGTGATGCCATCAGCCGAGCGGGTCAGGTGTAGGGCCACTGCTGAGGCCAGGCCCGAAGCGCCAGGCTCAAGAGGGGGGTCGGTCGTGAAGGTGTACTCGTCGGGAACCTGGACGCGGGTGACCGCGGGCCCGGGGATCGGGTTGTGGCCCACGCACTCGTGGGAGTCCTTGTCGAAGACGCACTCGTGCGGAGCCGAGTTGCCGATGAGTACCTGCACGCTTGTCTCCCTTGACCTCGAACTACCAGTCGGTGACCGGCGTCAGCCTAACCACGAGCCCTGGGCCGCCGTCTCTCGGTGCCGTCCCTTCCTTGGCGAGGTCGAACACGATGCCGCAATCGGCACAGCGAAGCCGGATGCGGGCCTTCCACCCGACCACCCTCTCGGTGCCGTCCTCGTTCTTGGTCGTCTCGGCTCCGGCAGTGACCTGCTCGGTGAAGTGCATGTGGTCACACAGTGGAGCTTCCTCGACGAGCTGGAACGGCTTATCAGCCACCTGCATCTCGGCGGTCATGAGCTGACCCGCGAATCCCTCGGGGAGGCCCATGTCCTTTCGGATCTGCTCGAGTTCGGCGGGGTCACTTAGCTGTTCGGCCATCAGGCGGACCAGGGCACCGAGTCGAGGGCCTCGAGTGCGTTCGCCCGCTGACGGTCATCGAGGTCGTTCCACAGCACGCTCACGAGCCGTTCGAGCTGACCGATGCGGTCCTCGGGTGAGGCCCGGTGCACGCGGCCGGCTGCGACCAGCGCCACGATTTCCCCGTCTCGATCGAGGCCAGCCCTGACGGCGTGGAGGTCGACGATCTCTGCGAGGTTCGCCGAAGCGACAAGCGACTCGCGAGCGACCGGAAACCCGCCGACCGGTACGGCCAAGAGGGCGATCATGTGGAGCTGACCGGCGATCTTGCGCCAGTCTGGCGAGATTTCCTGGGTCCGGAAGTGACGGACCTGCTCGGCGGTCGGTCCCTCGGGGAAATCATTGGACTGGAACGGCTTGAGCGCTCCGGCCATCCATACCCCGAAGTCGTCCTCGCCGGCCCGGACGTCAGCGATCTGGACCGCTCCGTAGCCGCCGTCGTAGTGGGCCTTGGCGGCTGCCGCACCGATCGGTCGTGAGGTGTCGGCGTGGCCGCAACCCATGGTGATCTGTCCGACAGCCACGGTCCCGGTTGCGGTCTCGCGCTCGCCGGTCATGTAGTGGGCATACGTGGCGCCTCGAGGTGGCGTCACGGGCTTTCCTCGTTTGTCCACGAGGCCGGCCGTGTGCAGCTGGCCCCAGTAGCAAGCGTGCCCGAAGACCCGACCGTCGGCGGTGACGGTGAGGGGGCAGGCGTACTTGCCGTCTGGCTGGCGGATAAGTCGAGGATCGCCCACGTGGAACCCGGGATCCTCGAACCATTCGGATGGAGGCAAGGTCGAAGGTGAGCCATCCGCCGCGACCACGATGATCGACGGCTGGGCCCGCTCGAGCGCAAGCGGAGCCATCGGGAGCGGCATGTCGGCCATGGCGATCACGGCCTGCTGCAGCGCCGGGCGGCTCACGATGGTGGCCGCACCGATGGTGATCGAGGAGAAGCGGTACCACTGCTGGACGATGTCGTCGCAACCGTCGTCACAGTCGTACATCGGTCCGGATACCTGCTGGGATCCGACTTGCACCGAGACCACCTCGACGTCGACATCTCGGCCATCGATCGACACGAAGCGCTGGGCTTGAAGCTCGGCATTCATCTGCGCTAGCTGACCGTGGTGATCTGGGGTGAAGGTGCCCGTCGCGTAGATGTAGTTGAGGCCCTCGATCGGCGTGCGGTCCATGGTCTCGATCGGCCCGACGGTTACGGCGCCGAAGTGACCACCCTCGTCGTGGATCTGGAACCGCATAGGCACGGGGAGATCCGGAACCACGACCGAATCTGGGAGCAATTCCCTCGGCATCTCCTCATCGGTCATGACGCCTTCGACGCAGAGATATGCGTGCCAGGATCCACCCGGATTCGAGACGAGGTTGACCTGTTCGCCGTCAGCGGTGAGAGCCGAAAGGTCCAGGGCTTCGACCTCGTACCAGTCCTCGCGGAAGCCGTTCTCGGGAGAGGGCTCGACCTTCTCGCCCCATCGGATCGGCAGACGGAGCTTTGAGCCGTCGGCGAGGATGACCTCGGGCCAGTCCTGAGCTTCACCTAGCGCAGCGAATGCCTGGAGCCGCTCGGTCTGCTGGCGGATCTGGGCCTCGTGGTCGGTGCTCCTGGTCAGAAGAGTCAGTGCCTCATCAACCGACATGCCAGATGCCGTGGCGAAGGACTCGGCCAACGCGGTCTGCTCGGCCGTCGCCGAAGCACTTGAGTGGTGATCGTGGCTGCCGTCGTTCGAATGCGTGTGCTCGTGGGAATGATTGTCGTCATCGCCCTGGGATCCCATCGCGGCGTGGTCGTGGGAGTGGGTCGTCGACACCGAGCCATGCCCGGAGAGGTCCTCGTCTGGTGTATCACTCGACTCGCCAAGGTCACTGGCGTCTTCGTCAGCGACTTCCGGTGGCTCGTCAGGACCTTCGGCGATGAGGGCGATGATCTCGCCATCCCCATCGAACGTGACCCAGCGGTTCGCTCGTCTCATTGATCCCTCACCCTCACACGGCTGCAAGCTCGTATCCGGCGAGAGTCTGTCACGCGCTTGGATGCGAACGAAGGAACCCTCACTCGTCAGGAACATCGACGCCGTCGGTTTCCACGTGGCAGCGGCAGTTGATCGTGTTGCCGTCCGAGCCCTCTGGGTCCTGAGGGAACATCAGACTTTCGCCGTTCACGACGAAGGACTCGTTCAGGCCAACCGGGTCCACATCGGTGGCGTGGTGACCGTCGCGGACCTTGTCATCACCGAAGTCCGCCCAGTTGCGGGTCGCTCCGGGGAACGCTCCTTGAGTAGCGCCAGCGAACCCGAGTGCCGTGTACTCGGCCATCCCGGCCGCGCCATTGGCCGACGATCCCACGACGTCGCCTTGGATGGTGGCGGCGGTGTTCCAGAAGTTCACCAGTGCTTTCACCTGAGCTGCGGGCGACGGTGCCGCCAGGAGGTCGCCGTTCAGCCGCTCGCCCATATACGCGCCCGAGGCGAGTGACCGGTCCACCAGCATTTGCTTGATCTGAGCCTCGGTCGAAGACGCCGGGAAGCCATATGTCGCGCCTTTCGGCATCGACTTTCTGGCCGCCGCGACGGCGCCGACCCCCACGGCGCCAGCCACGACGGCGATGTGTTTATGGACGAGGTTCGTCCAATAGTCAACCGACCATACCGACGCCGCGACGCCGGCTGGCCTCGGACCTGCTGCAACGAGTGCGGTACCTCGGCTCACGTGAAGAGTCCGATTGACCTCACGTTGCATGTCGGCCATTGCCAGGTTCACGGCCCGGCGAAGCTGTAGCTCCCACTCGTCGACGAGCTCGGGGGGAACGAGACGCCGGCCTGCCATCTAGGAAACCGGCTGGCCGTTGATCTTCAGGTTGAACGCCTGGAGCCCGAAGGTCTGCTGACCGTTCGTGTAGCAAAGCTCGGCGCCCTCACCGTCTTGCCAGAAGTGAGGGGCGCTGACGAGCCAGCCCTGCGACTGTGCGTATTGCAGGAAGGCGAGCACGTCCGTCTGATCGGACGTGTAATTCGTGACCGCCTTGAACGTGACGATGTCGCCGTTCGACTGTCCGAGACCGCCCGCCAGCCACACGCTGAAGGCCCGACCGTTGATCGTGGTGGTTCCCACATCGGTCCCGGCGGGGACCTGGTTGCAGGTGTAGTGCCAGATCATCAGCTCCGTGTGGGTGCTGGCGTCCGACCACTCGTTCGCGTCACCTATCCAGTCGTCCGAGGCGTACTCGTAGTCGTTGCCGCTACAAGACGGAGGCGTCCCGTAGATGCGGAAGTTGCTCGTCATCGAAGTGAACGAGGAGATGAGCGGAGCAGCGAGGGTGACGTTGGTGTCCGGGTAGCTCTGGACCGCGCCGTTGTCGCCTGTCTGATTGGCGCTCGCAGTGACGTACCAGGAGTTCTTGTTGCAGGCGTAGAGAGTCTGGGAGATGTTGATGCCATCCCACACGTCTTGCGAGAGGACCGAGTGACCGTAGGGACCGGCGTGACCCTGTGGATCAGTGATCCCCTTCGCCGGCTGAGGGTTGGTACATGGGTGATAACCGGGTCCACCCGTGTCGGGACTTGCGTGCGCGAGGTCGGGTGGGAGCCCAGACACCGAACCGAAGATGGCGAGCCCGAGCGCCACGATAAGCGTGACCCACAGAAGGAATCGCAACCGGAAAACCACTGACATGGATCGACCTCCCTGAAGTAGTCGAATCCCCGAAGGTTAGGAACGCCGGTGTCACTCTTTGGGGGATGCTTGCTTACCCTGCTGGAGAACCGGACGTTTTAGACCTCGGCCTGCGTCACTTCGTCCTTGTCGACCAAGAGGGCGACACTGTCCTCTGGTGGCACGATTGCCCCGCCGTAAAGCATGTGGCCTGGGGTTGGATCGGGCGCAATGGTTCTGTCGTCTCGGGCCACGTGGTCCGCTCGTGGTCGCCGCTAGACGTTCAGGGCTCGCTCGTCTGTGAACACTGCCGCGATCATGGATTCATCCGCGCGGGTCGGTGGGTGCCCGCGTGATCCCTTTGCACATCGTCAAGCATCCGTTCCCTGAAAACAGGGAGCCCGGAATGATGTGGCGCTGATCACCGTGTCGCCGTCGATCGATGTCGAGTGCTGGATCCGACAGCCTGACGGCTCAAGCGTGCGTGATGGGTCCTACTGGCACGGCTTCATCCGAAACGGTCAGATCGACCCCGGCTAATAGATCCATTAACCGCCTTGTCCAGTGATGCGCTAGAAATCCTGACCAGGGAGAATGCTGGTTTCTCTACCTCAAGTGAGGGGACGAAATCAGCACGGCCCTGACCGGACACGACTGCGGAGCTTCCATCGCCAGCGCCTCAGGAGGGTCCACGGATTTGCACCGGGATCACTGGTCTTTGCGTGCTTACCGCCTGAAGTGCTACCCGGTCAGGGTTGTCCGTGCTCCTGGCCCGCATTGGACACGAATGGGGAAGGCAGCGGCAGGGAATCGAACCCTGCGACCTCCGGACTTCTCCGGCGCTCGCGCACCTCATCGAGCTGCGCTGCCTCCAACCGCCAGCGTAGTAATGACAGCCGGTTTTTGCTAATGGAGGATGAGCGGGCTTATCTCGGGCTTTCAGCCCGCTCAACGGCTGAGCACCTAACGAATCCAACGTGCTCCCCCACACCGCATCGCACAAGTCTCGAAGGTTTAACCCTATACGCGAGTCGACCCCGGCGGCGGACCGGGATCGTAAGGCCGACTGGACTCATCCGAAGGGGGAACCTTCGATCGCGACCCTAATCATATGATTCGGGTCTCCCTGTCACGCGGATTCAACGACGGTTGCCTCGGCGTGATCGTTTGGCCTGCTCGGTCCGCTTGCGACGGATAGCCACCCGCTTGTCGACTGGACGCACCGAACCGGAGTGGCGACTACGCCTCGGCGACAGACCTAGCCATTGACCACCATCTGAGGGCATGGCCTACCGTGCCACTAAAAGTCCGAGGGCCTCGGCCCAGTGTCCGGGGTCAATCACCGGCGAGTCATCGACGTAGAGCCGGTCGCGCACTGTAGCCACGACGAGCTGAGAACTACGGCTCGCCAGGTCGCTCGGGTCAGGCACGCCACACTCGACCGCCCAACGATAGACAGACTTGGCCATCGCTGAGCAGTCCGGACCGAGGAGATCATCGGGCTTGGCATAGGGCTCGACGAGAGCCGGGCCGAGAATGAACGACACTCGCGAGTTCGAGACACCATCGAGGGTTGCGGCATGAGGTGTAGGAGTCTTGCCGCCGGCGGGCGCGTACTTGGAGCGAAGACGGGCTCCGATACGGTCGATCGTGCGCTCGACGGCGAGCTCGCCAGCTCCAGCGATTCGGGCTGCGAGAACCTCGTACGTCCTTACGGCCATCCCGGCATCGGCTGCGACTTGCTTTGCCCGATCCTCGATCACCTTCTCCGCCCCCGACGACCCCGGTTGGACGGCCTTATCGGCATCGGCCAACGGCTGAGCGGCATCTGATGGTGGCGCTGGCACGACCTCGCGGATCTTGGTGAGGCGAATGGCGTCGATACGACGGGTCTGCTCTTCGATGGTTGGGCCCTCACCCTGGAGTTGGAGTGCCTCGCGCAACTCGTCGTAGCGAACGGAGCCCTGGGTCTCGTCGTGGGTGAAGACCTCGACGATCTCCCTCACCCGGTCGGGGCGACTGACGAGCTGAGTGGCATCGAAGGTCACCGCGACCTGGAGAATCTCGTCTGGGTAACCGGCGTCGGAGATGCTGTCGGGGCTGATTCCTCGGGTCATCGCCATGGTGGGCCAGAGGATGCACACGGTGAGCGCCTCGCAGAGAAGCTCGACCAGCGGCTCTATGTAGAGCTTGAAGGTGTCGATCGAGATTTGCGCCGCGTTGGCGAAGGTCGTGTCCATGTGGCCACGGACTGCTTCGACGGGAAGGTCGAGGCCCTGAGCGAGTCGCTGGATAGCCTCGTCGCGCTTTAGGACCCCTTCCTGGTCCTCTCCCTGGAACGGAATGTGCCGGACCTTGTCGAGCAGGTCGGCTCGGCCCGTGAGGATGTAGGGCATGAACGCTGCGGCAGAGGCAGGATCATCGATCGCCTTCGCCCCGGTGTTCAAGATGTCAACGCTGAGCGGCTGCGTCTCTTCTGAGATTTGACCGTCTGGACCGACGTCGTCGTCGGGGTTGTCGAGCTCGTCGGGGATGAGCAGGACGCCGGCAGTGGCCATACGGCTTATGGCGGCCGCGTTCACTAACCGGGTGAGGATGACGAGTTCCTGCAGGATCTCCATGCAGGAGCGCACCGACGAGTCGGCGATCATCCCGTACTGAGCGTCCGGACGCCACACTCGGATGGGCTGGACGTCAGGACCCAACTCCTCGACCGGATACCCGGGCCCACCGAAGTATTGCCATTTACCGCTGTTGCCGTTTTTGATGAGCTCCTGATTCGATAGGACGTCGTAGACCCTGCCCACCGCTGATACCGAAGGGACCAAATAGCACTCGCCAGTTACGAAAACCTTCTCGCCGAACGCCCGCATGAGCCCCGACTGGCCACCGCGCTTGGCGCGCATGGTGCCGATGATCTTCTGGGCCTCGTCGGCCAGCGCGGGATCGAAGTCGTCGATCGGCTCTTCGCCGTCCATGCCGATGTCGACGGTCCCGTCTTGGTTCCGCTTTCCGACCGCGAGCTTGATCCGGGCGAGACAGTTTCCGACGTAGAGCTTGGCGGAGTTCAGCTCGCCGACCTGGCGGGTGTAGCCCCACGCTTGGTGCTGCCAGTTCCGGGTGGAAGCGTTAGGGCTACCGGCATTGGAGTCGGAGGGATCTTGGATCTCGGCGGCCGCCGTCAGAGCATCGAAGGTCGCGGCGAGTTGCTTCGATTGCAGATTCATGTAGGTCTCGCGTGTCATGGCGCGAGCCCGCTGTCGTGCTTCTGACCGAGGCCTAACCGTCGGTTCGGGTCGCTCGAGGACGGCCGTAGATGAACGACCGGGTCCTGAGACAGTCCCATCGATGGGAGATTTACGAGCCGGCACCTACGACCTCACGACCAGATCATGCCGAGCAGTCCGGCGGCGCCGGCGATACCGGGCCATGCCCAGACCGTCTCGGTCCAGGTGGGAACGAAGCCCGAAGCGTGGGCAAGAAGAGCGCCGGCGAGTGAGAGCCAAAGAGAAACGCACCACTGACAGTTGATGAACTTCTCGGGCCAACTCGGTTCGAGGTGTACCGACACCTTGGCATCGATCGGCCGAGAGTCCTCTTTACGAAGCGTCGGCCTCGGTTGCCATGGCCAGTGGCGATTGATCGCCACGCGTAACGGCAGCGTGATGTCATCACCAACAATGAGCCGGGTAACCCGCATCACTGCAAGAACTACTAGCGCGAGACCAATCGCCGTCACGGTGAACTCGCCCTCATCGGGTCGAATGGTACTGACGCAGAAACGGATTCGTCCGGATGCAGTGTCAGCGGGTCATGATCTTGAGCTTCTTAACGCCCTTGGCCCTCGAGGACGAACCTTTCCGAGCCGTCTTGTGACCCGGCGCACTCTTGACATTCGCTGTCGGACGAGCTGGACGCTTTGCCATCAGGCGGAATGATAGATGCGCGGAAGGCCGAGGACTTGAACCCCAGGGCTGTGGACCCCAATCCGTTTTCAAGACGGTTCCGGCGCGCCTGTCCGGTTGACCTTCCAGCGGAGGGCTGAGGTCTCGATCCCCACGGTGACCCGCGAGCTGGTTAGCAACCAGTCCCGTCTCCTCGACGGTTAACCCTCCAGGTTTAGGAAGGTGAGGAACTTCGGGCGGACGGTCGGAGATCGTCGCCATCGTGGCCACACTTCGAGCACATGAGCATGGGGCATCCCTCGTCGTATTCGAGATGCACGCAATGGTCACAAAGAGATACTTGAAGACGACGACGGAGCACCTTGAGGTGGAACAAAACCCGCTGCCATGGGGTCGCGGCGTCTGGATCCAGCAGCATCACGGGCACATCGAAGGCCTTGGCGATCGCTCGCGTAGCACGCCTACGAGATGGTCTCGTGGCTTCGGCCGTACCGGTCATGGGGCCGAGCGTACCGAATGCGTCCAGTGCTTGTAGAACTCATCGTTGAGGATCCGTTCGATCACGCCATCGGCGCTGGGCTCATCACGACAGCGGACTCGCCGGTAATACACGGGGAGACTGCGGTAGGGATTCCACTCAGAATGAGGTCATCGAGGGTATAGCGATTGAGGATCCGTTCGATCATGCCCTCGATCCAGAGGTCATCTCGCCGACGGACAAGCCAATAAACCTCTGGGAGCGTGAGCCCCTTCTTGCCTAGCTTGATCCTGAGTTCGTCATCGGCGAGATCCCGCCACTCATCTCGGAGCACGGAAATGCTCGGCGAGGCCGAACCCATTGCCGGCGTTATGGGTGAGATTTGTACGGTCCACCGCTGCCACGGCTTTCCGTCGATCCCCGCCCCGGAGCAACGTCCGCCACTCGTCGACGGCGGCGGCACCGCGACCAGTCGCGGCACTCAGGGCCTCGGAGCGAGCCATGCTGGCCTGATCCCTGGGCACGCCACCCTTCGACCTCGCACCTCGAACCCGGACGTCGGGTCGCCAGCGCTTTGGACGTTCGACTGGTGCCGATGTGTCCGGCGTGTCGAGGACCGGGAGCGGAGTGCCGAAGTCGTCATCGTCCAGCTCGAACTCGTCCATAACCGACAGCCTAGTTTCAAGTTTCTAGTTACTCGTCCCCCTAGCCGACGCTGCCAGCTCGGATCTCCCGCTGGGCTGCTCCGGAGCCACGGGCACGCCGCACACGGTGGATCCGTGACAAGGCCTGTGAGCAGGCGTCCACCATGTCATCGTGGGTCCCCTGGTTGAACGCCGACATCTCCTCCAGGAAAAGCGGCACCCAGGGCGCCCAGCCTGGCAGGTGGACGTCGCCCGCTTGGATGTAGCCGGATACCGCGACTAGTCGCGTGAACTTGTCGCCCTTGACGGGCACCGAGATGATGCCGGCGAGGCCCTTGCGTCGGACCAGATTGACCGAGTGGCGCTCGTCCTCGGTCATCCCAAGCTCGCCAGCCACGTTGTCCGAGATCTCGTAGCCGGGTGCCGGCGTCCGGAGCGACTCCATGACCTCGGGCCCGTAACCCGCCGCTTCCACGAGGTGGAACCGACAGGCCGGGTAGCGGACGACTATGAGCGCCATGGCGTCTGTGGTGAGCGCCTGAGGCCACTGACCGCGTAGCTGGTCGATCAGCCAGCAGTCCTTGCCGGTGACGCCCCACACCTGGCCGACCGTGTAGTCGCCCGACTCCTTGTCCTTCAGCTTCATGTCCCACGAGCTCACGACACGATCGAAGGTGGTGGGCCAGAACGAGTCCTCTACCACCCACCAGTCCCGCTT